TTATATCAGCACGAGAACCTGTAAGCTGTGATGTTATACCTAATGACTTAACGGAGGGAGCGTGAGCTGCCGGAGCAGGGCCTACATCAAAAGCTATCTTACTAAAGCGTTGGTTCTCTGATGGCTTTAATCCTTGAAGAATAGGAATCTCTTGAATGATACGTAGAGTAAATGTAGAGAAGTCATCCGATCTATTCTTACTGGCTGATACAACAAGTATGTTCTTAGATGGGTCTAGCAGTAGTTGATGTACTACATACGCACTACATACCCAGGACTTACCTACACCACGGAACGCCATGATTAACGATCTCTTCGGACCGTGTTGCATGTACTCCGCTATATCGTATTGAAGCGGTGTAGGGTCTGGTAGATTAAGGTGTTTCCAAACTAGGTATAGAAAGTTTCTAAAGTCCTTGAGCTTGGGCGGTATCTCGATGTTGTTCTTCTTCAAATGGTAATGCGTCTATCTGACTGTTTAACGCTTGTAAGGGTGTCCCTAAGCCACTGTCCATAGTAACATTGTTATCCTTAAGGAACTGACGAGCACCGTTAAGTAGAGCAGCGTTGTACTCCCCGTGTTCGTCCATCATATCTATACTGTTCCTATATGCGTCTGCAATCTTGTCGTGCAGTTTACTTCCCTCTTTATGACTGAGCATAGTGTTATAGTAATAAAGGTTGTTATCTTTGTAAACAAAAAGAGGCGGCTCCTAAGAACCACCCCTTTAATGTATGATATGAGTAAACTTATCCTTTTAATTATCTCTCGGTATTTCTTCACTGTGATCACCTAGTCCATTCATATTATTGAGTATCCTAGTGATCCATGTGTTCAAAAGAGCGGATGAGCTGACACCGAGTTTATTAGCGATGCCAGCCACATCCTTCTTCTGTGACCGTTTGAGACGAAAAGATATAGATGACATATCAACTTTTTTCTCTTTCGTACTCATTAGGTGTTATTAATTCAATTAGGCCATTGCAGCTGTGAAGTCAGCTAATGATCCAAGGTTGTTACCGTCTCCAAGAACAACGTCGTTTGCTTTAACGTCGATCAAGGAAGCAGATGAGTCGTCTCCACTGATGTCAGTAGAAGTAGCACCGGCTGAAGTTTTGTAGAAAGCAAACTTGTCTTCACCTTCGTCGTATACAACAGCGATGTTTCCGTCGTCGGAAGAACCACGCTCAATGATGAAACCAGCGTCGTTACCGTTGTTAGCTCCGCCAGCAGCTCCGTCATTAAGAAGCATGATAGCGTCAGTAACTTGGGAGTTGGTTGTTTCGATGGAGGTAGTTGTACCTTGAACAGTTAAGTTACCGCTAAGTACAAGATTAGTTCCGCTTACATCTCCAGTGAAGGAAGCTCCACTAAGGTTAGCTTTGGCAGTATCAAGAGCAGACTCAGCAGCACGGGCAGTCGAAGCTTCAGCAGTAATGTTAGCCTGAAGAGTAGTGTCAGCAGATGCACGGGCAGTAGCTTCACCACTAACAGCAGCAATACGAGCAGTTTCTTCAGCGTCGATATTTCCTTGTAAGGTTGTATCAGCGGATGCTCTAGCAGTTGCTTCGTCAGATATGTTTGTTTGAAGCGTGGAGTCAGCAGCTTGACGGGCACTCTCTTCGGAATCAATGTTACCTTGAAGAGTGGTATCAGCAGCGGCTCTTGAGGAAGCTTCACTTGTGATGTTGCTTTGAAGAGTTGTATCGGCGGATGCACGAGCTGTTTCTTCAGCGTCAATCTCAGCTTGTAAAGCGGAATCAGCAGAGGCACGTGAGCTAGCTTCAGAAGCGATAGCGTCAGCGTTAGTTTTGATTTGTCCGTCAAGAGCTTCGTCGGCTCCAACTAATGAACTTACCGAAGTAATGTAGTTAGTGGAGGAGTTAGCGGAGTACGAACCACCAGCACCAAGACCAGCACCACTTTGAGTAGCGTCAAGTTCGGATTGTATAGCGGAGTCAGCGGATGCTCTGCTGCTTGCTTCACTGTCAATATTACCTTGTAAGGTAGAGTCAGCAGACGAGCGGCTTGAAGCCTCACTGTCGATGTTAGCTTGAAGGGTCGAATCGGCACTTGCACGGCTAGAAGCTTCAGCAGTGATGTTCGACTGGAGAGTAGCCTCAGCGGCTAACGCTCTTGTTTCTTCTGCTGCAATAGCAGATTTAGTCGACTGACCGATTTGATAGAATATGGATGATGTATCTGGCATATTAGTATGTGTTTAGTTAGTGATTATAAAAAAAAAATCAATGTGTTAAGCAGTACCATCTGAAACAATCTCCGTCCAAGCAGAGCCGTCCCAAATGATAACTTTATTAGTGTCCGTCTCAAAGTAAGCCTTACCAGCAGCTGGCGAAGCGGGACGGGTGGATGATGTAATTAAGTCTAGTTTAGCCATGTCTTATAGTTCCTCCTCTGGTGCGGTCCAAGCTTCTCCTGATAATACAGTAAGCATAGCTGAGTGACTCAGTGTGTCTTTACCGTACAAGCATCGAGGTTTAGGTCCTTCGTATTTAACAAAGGTTTCATCCCCCGCTACGTTGTATCTTAGTGTATCTTCTGAAGTTTCAAGTACGTCGTCAAAGTTGACGGATGAAACATCAGAAGCGTTTATTATAACATATTGTCTATCGCTCATAATTATTAAGGAGGGTTAGCTAGGAACGTCTGATGAGAAGGTAGGACCGTTAGTGAGTGTGGCATCAGATGCTGCACTTCCTTGGTCTGTTATGGTAGTACCTGTAGCGTCGTCGTTATCTCCCATCCTCCACCAGTGTGCAGGGCCAGTTGAAACAACACTAGTGTCACCCAAATTAACAGCACCGTTACCGCTATTATAAATATTAGCTACATCAGCGGATACATCGGAAGTCCAAGTTGCTACCTCATCTATCTTTCCGTCGAAGTAATAAAATCCATTAGCCCTAGTTCCTATTTTAGAAGAGGAACCCCAATAATTCGGAGCAGTCGGAATAGTACCTGCGGCTGTATTACCTACCTGTGTGCCATTTAACCATATATCGTAACCAGCGGAACCTGAATTAGTGGTGGATGAAGATAACCACGAAACAAATAAATGATTCCAGGAAGCTGAGATTGTTGCGGTATTACTTGTGTAAGCAAATCCTCCTAGCCCTCTATAAATAGTAATAACTTCATCAGTAAATGTGCTAGTAACGCTACCGAGTGCGATGTAATGAGAAGAAGCTACTGTGCCTAATAATACCCGACCAGTAGATGAGGAGCTTATACTAGAGTCAGGTTTGAACCACATCGACAAAGAGTAAATATTGTCAGTAGCTGTTGTAACAGCCGCGTACTCATTAGTACCGCCTAGGTCTATGCTGTGTGCGTTAGCAAAGCCAGCACTAAATTCATTAGCAAATGTCCTCCAAGCTCCGCTATCGTATACTATGACAGCACCTGCATCGGTACTACCTGCTGCTTTTAAATACAACTCACCATTCTTAGCAAGTCCGTTAGTTACTAGCGAAGATTGTTCGCTGTCGTTTATTACTGTAATATCACTCATATCTTATTAGCTGTTGTTAAAGATTTGCCAGTCACTACCGTCAAATACGTAAAGCTTTGTAGAGTCGCTTCCGTACATGATCGTACCTGTGTCGTCGCTAGTTCTAGCCGTTATGTTTGAAGCTGTGTCTACTGAAGGAGCAACGGTCTCTTGAGGGAAGCCCAGTATAGACTTTAAGAAGTCTGTAACTGCGTCCGTCTTGTTTACCTTTTCGTCCAACTTCGACTTAACAGTTGTTCCTATTTGTTGAAGTATGTTAGCCATCGTTTGTAATTTTTATGTTAGTGGTTATTGATTGTCAAAACTATTAAGAAGATACCCATCCTGAGTCAGTAAATACATACAATTTATTAGTATCAGTGGCAAAAGCCATAGTTCCTAATTCATCATCTGTCCTTGCTTGTATATTACTTTCGGTGTCTAAAATTGCCTTACTCGTACTAGTAAGAGATATTAGTAAATTTCTAACACTTTGTCCCATTTGATACCATACACTCATATCTTGTTTTGCTTAATTGGTTAACTGTGACACTTGTTAGTAAATCACGGATCACCTGTCAAGCCTTCAATAAATTCATCGTAATCTCCTACCTCTTCCTCACGAGCATCTAAGAAGTAAGGTAAAGAGTTCCAGGCAGTCGTGCCGTCGCCTATCTTAATTCTATTACGGTAGGAGTCTAACTCAATAGCTATCTCACCTTCTAGAAGAACGGGGTTCTGTGATGTCCATTCAGTACGAGTTCCTCTTCTTAATTGTATACGTTTAGTAAAGCTAGGCATCAGGTTGTCCTCCGTCAAATATATCAGTGTCTTCTAAAACTGGTCCACCTCCGTCAATAGTAACAAAGAATGGATCGCTCTCTAAGGATGTTACTTTAGTTTGTAGCTCTGTTGCTTTCTCTTTGTTCTCTTTTGCAGTAGCCGAAGAACCAGCAGCAATAGTACGTTGTTGAAACGCTAAAGGATTAGGACGAACAACAGGTCTTCTGGAAGGTCTAGCCATACTAACACTTCCACCTACGCAACGCTAAAGCCTTACGAGTAGGACGACCCTTACTGTCTTTCATCGGTCCTTTGTTACCGCTCATACGAGCACAGAAAGAACGCTTACGTGGACCACCGCCGGGCTGTGGAGCCTTCAAGTTAGAGCCAGTAGCTTTATTATACTTAGCTCTACCCTTCGCAGTGAGTCCGCCTTTCTTGCTTTTCTCACCTCTGCCTATCGACAAAGATACACTCACTTCTTCTTCTTCGGAAAGCCACGCTTCATATTAGCGTAAGCCTTTGGTGTGATCGTTGACTTCTTCTTGCTACGGCTAATGCCTAAGCTCTTACGTTTATTAATGTTTTTATATAGACTCATTTCTTAATTAATATCTCCA